ATGTTGCACTATGCGTCAGGGGCACCGGCCAACGATGACTTCCAAGTGGTCGAGAACCAGTTGGCGAGGCAGCGTCTGTTTTCGGTTCATCCTACCCATAGCAAACCCCTCCGGCGCTGGGTCGATGATCTACACGCTGGCGTTCACTCCTTCCGCGATCAACTCAAGCGCACCCCGAGCCTGAGCGGAAAACTCGCGCGGGCGGATGATCGGATGCGCACGGAACTGGCGGAACGCGGGCACGATCCGGCGACATGGGTGCGATACGAGGACGCGCTACTCGCACTCAGTGAACGCCTCGGCCCCGGATACCCCCGTCGCATCATGCTTGATTCCGGCGCTTTCACGGACTGGAACAAAGGCCATGCAAGCGCCGTGTCGGACGTTGTGCGTTCCTACCGAGGTTTCCTTGACCACGCAGGCGACCTGTTCGACGAGGTATTCCTGATCAACCTCGACGTGATCCCGGAGGTGGATGACCCCGACGATGTGAAGGCTGCGAAGATCAGGGCGTCGGACGAAAACTTTGCGATCTTGAAGGCGGCGTTCCCGAACAACCGTGTGCTGCCCGTCTTCCACCAAGGCGAGGCTTTGAGCCGCCTGACTGAAGTTGTTGTGATGGCCGACGAGTACGTCTGCCTCTCCCCGAACAACAAGGAGCCTGAGAAGGCGCGCGAAATGTGGACACTGTTCCACAACCTCGCGGCTGAGGTCACGAACTGCCACGGCCTCGCGACAACCGGCAACGGCATGATGCGCATATCCGGCCTCTACTCTGGCGACTCGACGTCGTGGCGCACTCACGGAGGCAACGGCACAATCGACGTTCGCTTTGACGTGGCATGGGATGGGCAGCAAGAGACTGACTGGACCTTGCCCGCCTACCGCAACTTCCACGTCTCTATCGAACGCAACGGATTCGACGGTAAGCGGACGCTACCAAACAACGCGCGGCATATCTCGGAACTGTCCCCTTTCGAGAAATCTCACATCAAGCACCGGGCAGAGCAGTATCTGCCGTTCCCGATGGTTCAGCTTGACCGCCGCGCCATGAGCATCGTCAGCCTCGGTGAAATCCAGTCAGTGGCGGAGGGAAGATGATCCTGCCGCCCGACTTCCTTGATCGCCTTAAGGCCGCTCGCGCCTTCACAGGTGCGTTCGCAGAAGCGGCACCGTGGCAACGGCATGTCATCCTGCACGGCGGCAAACTCTACGCCTCGAACAACAAGCAGATTGTCGAGATCGACTGCGGGATCGAAGGATCGGCCATCCTAACGAAGAAGATGGCGACGCTCATAACGGCGATGCAAGGCACCCCGGCAACAATCGAGATCGGGGAATGGGTCCACTTCGGTTGGGAGAACGGGCGCTACCTCAAGGTCAAAAACGAGTACGACCACGACGACATTGTAGCGCGGCTGACCGAACTGCTGGATCAGTGGCAAGGGTCTGAAAGCATCGCGACGGTCGATCTTGCAGGCATTGGCCGGGGCATTGCGGTCACGGACGGCCCGACGATTTCCAGTGGAGCGCTTCCTCCGCGCAACGGTTTCTTTTACTCTGGCAAGGGCACACCATCGTCGCGCCTTGTGCATGGTGAAGTTGACCTACGCCTCGACGACCTTTTCGGGATCAGACTGTCGGAACTTGCCGCGTCCAAGAAGGCCATCGAACGCGAAATTGACCGCCTCGCCGATGAACAGGTTCGGATCGAACGCTTGCAGTCAGAGGCGAGGAAGAAGCTTGAGGCCCACGAGCGCGACGTTGACCGCTTAAACGAGGCCCTTGCGAAGTACCATTCCAAGGTTGAACTCGACGACAGTGACAGGGAACTGTTGCGGCCAGCCTGCGAGACGACGATCAGGAAAGAGGAAAGCGACGAGCGCCGCGAAACCTTGAAAAAGGTATCGAAGGAACTGCCGGGCAAGATCAAGGACTGGGATCGTTATTCCGAGACGTCCGACGGCGAGTATGCCTATGTCACCTTCCGGCGCCGGTTGCCCGCGGCTGACGTGCGCCCTTCGATCAAGAAGCGCATCGCCGAAACACTCAATCAGGTCTTTGCGCCTGACTTCCCACGGGACGAACTGTTCAAGGGGTGGCCGAGCCTCGGGTCTATTGAAGCAAGGGCGGGTCCATCATGATCGCGCTGACTTCCAAGGATGACCTGTGGCGACTGTTCGGCGGTGAAGGGCCGGAAGCACAAGGAGCTATAGACCTAGCCTACGCTGACTTCTTCGAAAAAACGTCTGTTCTGGACGTCGGCATGAAGAAGGGCTTTCGGCCACGGTTTGCCGTGTCAGACCCAGACCGCTTCTACCTGCTCCGCAGCCCCGATGTTGAGGCTGTGGTTGATGAAGCACGACTGTATGTCACAGCGGGCAAGATCGGTGGGCCTGACCTTCGCGTTGCCTATCTGGGCAACGCATCGAACGTCGTGCGATCAATCTAGGTCCGCTGCCGATTGAATGGCCCGGTCGACTGGGAAGCGAGAAGCCTCAGCCAATCGTCCTGCCATCAAGCAGCCTTTGCGCGCATCAGCGATGCCAGCCAGTTTTGCGAACGGCAACTTACTTTCGAGGTCTTCCCGATAAGCGCTGCGCTTTCCGAAGCTCAAGATGCCGGGATGGAAGGCGTCCGCCGCCGCGTTAATCACCTCCTCGACAGCAGCATCGTCATATCTCGAATCTAAGCATTGTTCTGCTTTGGCCATACTGGAAACCCATGCCTCGAAGGACCGTTCGAAAATCATGCGATATTCGGCGCGGAAGTCCGTTTCGACGCGCTCGCCTTCGCGCAAGCCCATCGCGACGTAGGAGCAGGACCGGAATTCACTCAGCGCGTTTGACGTGCCATCCAAATTTATCAGTCCGTCAATTGTAATCCCGTCTGAGGTCATTGCTTCTAGAGCCTGAGCGACATTGTGCTGTTCCTTAATCTCAAATATTCCAGCAGTCTTTTCGCTAACGTCCTTCCTCATCACCTCGAATAGAGCGGTCTCATCGAAGTCAAAATTTCGGCCTCCTATTTTCACACTCCCAAACGCCTCTTTAAAAGCGCGTTCATCGCGCAGTCCGCGACTATCGAAGAACCTGCCATAAACGTCAGCGCGATCAGAGACGATGAAATTAATAGACCACACGTCTTTGTAGTTTGAGAGTTGAAGTGTTACGCTTTTTCCTGCTTCGGAGCTCAATGTTACAAAACAAGGGTAACCGTTAAAGTTCTTGGAAAAATCCTGCCCAGTTATTGTTTCGGCAGCCGCTGCTCCGGCAGAAAATAGAATTAACAGCGAAATACCCACACTTCGAAAATGCCTCGGCCAAATAACCACGCCTGAACCCCTAGTTTGGAACGATATGCCGCATCGTAGCCGCCTGACGGTTGAAAGTCGACGAAGCACTTGATGTTGAGCCAGAATTGTCGTCGAAATTCGACTTCGGTTGACGCAGCGCCGGAGCGGCGTCCAAGGATGCGCCTCAACAATGGGGGCCTTGCTCATGACCTACGAAGACACAGAGGAAGGGGTCCGCGACATGTTCGCGGGCATAACTGACTTGCCCAATGTCGCCCGCGTTGAGCGGATGCGCAAAGGTGTGTGGCGGGTCTATTTCGGCGATGGGTCAGAGGCGACGGCCTATCCGCGAACAGCGCGGTTTGAAGAAGACCCCGACACCATGCCGCCAAAGCGCCCGTTTGAGGCGTGGTGACAGTCGCGCCCCGCGACGATACCCGCGAACCCATGACCCCGCACAGCGCCCGCGCTTTGCCGGGGCGCTGAGGCAGTCAGAAGTATCCGCGCAGCCTGCCGACGCCGACGTAGCTCTTTTGCAGGCGTTCAGTCTGGAGGTAGGCCAATGCGCAGGCAACGGCGCGGTCGGCATGGTGGCCTTTACCTCCCCCTTGCAGCACAAGGTTTCCGGCGCTCGTAGTCGCGAGTTCAAAGCTGGCGATCTCCTGCAACAGCAGGTCTTTCTGCGGCAGGTCGCCCGCGATCATCAAGTCGCCCGTCTCAAAGCCCGATGCCATCGTTTCGAGCAACAGGTTCTTTGAGCAACTCACCTTGTAGCCGTTGCGGTTCATCCCCTCACCGCCCGTCATGGTGACGGCCCAGTGTTCGATCCCAGCGGCAAGGAGTTGGTCAGAGAACGGCCCGCCAAGGCCGGACGCGTCAATCGTCAGCACCCATGCGCGCAGCTTGAACAGGAAGCGCGACAGGTAATTGGCAATGTCCGTGTAGGACGTCTGCGCGATGGTTTCGTGATATACAGCGGTGCGGCGACGCGGGCCAAGAACGAGCAGTTCGTCTTTCAGCACAGGCAGGCATTCGTCCTTCACGACGACAAGCGCCGTTGGATCATTGCGCCCCAAGTCGCACCCGACTGAGTGACGAGACCAACCCGCAATCGACTGGACGCCGGGATCGGCACCCCTGTTCACGGTCACGCGGCCATCTTCATGATAGGTCAAGTCAAGCATAGGGCTTTCACCTCGTGGTTGGCCGAGCGGTCGAGGACATCCCACCCGATCAGCGGGACGCCTCCGCCCAAGAATTCGCAAAGGTGTTCTGACCGAAACCGCAGGTCGTTCATGAAACGGCGGTCATAGGCGACCTTCTCGGTGAGGCGGGGAATATCGACCGACCGCGCATAGATGCGCCGGGTCTTCTTCGACACCCAAGTGTCATAGAAGAACCCCTGCCGCCCATTGGCCGTGCTGATCATCAGGCACCTGCCCGAGGCCTTTCGCATGGGCAGGAGCGCCGCGATAGCCGCATCCGAGAGGAAGCTGGCTTCGTCCAGAACCACCGTATCTGCTGTAAATCCCCTCGCCCCGTCTGTGGCAGGAATTGAGATTACACGCCCACCGTTCTGCAATTCGAGTTCGGTCAACGTCTGGCGGATCACGCGCGGGGCGAAGGGGTCCGCGTTCTTGAAGTCGATCACGCGGCGCAGCAATTCCATCGACTGGCGCTGCATCAGGGCCGCGATCAACACGGTCTTGCCCCGTGTCGCATCATCCCACGACAGCCCCGCAATGGTCGTTGATTTCCCGACTTGACGCGATGCGAGGCACGTCACGAACTGGTCGTCCGGGTTGCGTTCGGGGTCCGTCCGCATGATCTCGATCTGGTAGGGGTCAGGCTCCCCAATGGTCATGCGGAACCGCTCCACCGGATCAAGACTGACCGACAGCCCGCGCAGGAAGGTGTGAAGGTGCTTGTCTTCGATCACGGCAGCACCTTCAACACGCGCATTTCGTCAAGGAAGTCGGCCTTTGCTTCGGGATGGCGGTCAAGAACGCGGAGGATGATCTCGCGCAGGGTAAGGAATTGCGGGCTTTCGTTGAGGTTCAGGTGGACCGTCAATTCCTTGTTCAGCTTGCCCTGCAACTCAGCCAGGGCGAGCAGGGACTGCCGGATTTCCCTCAGCGAACCGAGTTGCAACAGGCGATCTTCGTCGCCTTCGGCGTCTTGCAGAAGTGCTTTTAGCTTCTGGATCACCCAGCGCAGATCGCCGTCGATTTCGACGCGATCCTCGTTCAGCACCCCCGCCTCGAACTGCTTTGCCGCTAACTTGTCCTGCACCATGACGACGCGGCGCACGTCCTCAGTGATGTAGGTGTCGCGGAACCGTTGCAGGGTCGTCGTGTCGATCCCGCAGCGACGGGCAATATCGGTCAGGGTGCGCCGTTCAAGGACCACATCGCAAACGATCTCGCCCACATCGGGACGCATCAGAAGGACGGGGCGGCGTCCTTGGCCTGCGGGTTTCGGCAAGGCGCGGCGGATAGCATCCATGTTCATTTTGGGTCCATCCTCGGATCGGCGGTCGGATCGGCGGGCGCGCTGCCGTATTGTTTCAGGCATGAACGGTAGTCAGCCATGAGGTCATCCCAATGAAGATTCACCACCCCGAGGACTTGTTCCGTCTGCCGAGGAAACGCGTCGAGCGCGCGCTTCGTGAAGGCCTCCTGAACTTCCGGGGATTCGACACGCTCAAGGATGATGCCCGCGAGCAGGAGAATCGGAACGCGATCACGATCCCGCAGGCGGCGACTGCATAGGATCACGCCGTCCTCCGTGATCCAGATGGTATCCCGCGCGATAGGATACTTGTGGCGCGGGAGCAGGAAGCGGGCTGCGGTCAGGCGCGCCGCCTGATTGTCAGGGCTTTTGATTGGCATTTGCGGCCGCCTCCATCAACTCGAACTTCTGGCGCGCATGGGCTGGAAGGTCGTCGAGGGTGCGGAAGGTGCGCAGCTTGAGACCTTCGCGTTCAGCAGCCATCTGGCGGTTCACGTTTCCCTCGCCCGAGTGCATGTCGGCCCGAATATAGCGGATGCCGTCGTGGGTATCGTCGAAGGAAAAGGTCTTGCTCTTGACGATCTCGGGCTTGCCCGTGTTCCGCGTCGTCGGGTCTTGCCCGTCAGACGCGATGCGCAGGGGGACGCCACGGGCATCTGCACGGGCCTTTGCTTCACGGTAGGTCTGCGGGTTGCGGGCCTGTTCGCGGGTCAGGATGATCGCGTTGTGAGTATCGCCCACGCCAGAGGCAAGGCGCATTGTGCCGTCCGGGTTGCGAACAAGGTTTGCATCGGCAAGGGCCGCGTCGCGCCGATCCTGTTCGAGCTTTTCGAGGAAGGTTGGTTGTTGCGCGCGCTTGCTGTCTTTCTTCTGATCGAGCAGGCGGTCGTTGTGATCCTTCACGCCCCGGATGATCTCGTCCTGCTTCTGGACGGTCTCGGTCAGGGAGGCGACTTGCTGGATCAGGGCTCGGAGTGCGGCGGTCGTATCGTCTGGCATTGGGCAGTCCTTTCATGACAAAAATGGGCGCGGCGAAAGTCGCGCCCTTAAGGTCAGGAAAGGGGTGCGCGCCGCGTCTTGCCGTGATCATGCGGGGCGCTAAGGTACTGTTGCAACTGAAAGAAAAGGTCTTTATGCGGCTTTGACCAACTGTTTGAGGTAGACGCGAAGGCTTGCCCCCGGCTGATATTCGGGCAGGCGCTCCCCGTGCGATGACCACCTGATTTCGCAATGCGGGAGGGCTGCCCCGAGAGCGTTGATCAGAGCAGCGGTATCACCGTAAATCCCCTCCATCGCGTTTGCACCCGCCCGCTGTGTCTGCGTGATCGTCCACAGCGCCTCACCGAGTTTGCTATGTGGGGGTGGCAGGGGGCCGAGGAAGCGCGACGTTTCTCCGTCATTCCATCGACGGGAGGCGCGAATGTGGCCAGCACCCGCGACATAGAAAGGATCGTCGGGGATTTGCAGGTTGATGTCTTCGGGGTCGAGTTGTGGTGCCGGTGGCCGGATTTTGGGTAGCGGCGCGGGTGGGCGCTTCTTCGGTTTCACCTGCGATATGCGCGCCCACCGATCACGGGCGCAGTCGAGGCGCTGTGCGAACTGACCGGGAGGGTCGGCCAGACCGTCGAGGATCATCCGCACACGGGCCGCGAGCGCGTCACCATCGAGGTCGAGGTAGGAGCACCACTTGTTGCGCCAGTATGCAGATTGGCCGTGGCGGTCGGTCAAGTAGCGCATCGCGTGGACGGCGACCGTATCAGCCTGCCGCCTTGTCTCGAACATGTCGGAGATGGTCTGAGCGAGGATGGCCGCAGCCAGCCTCTGCTCAGGGGTTGAAGGGTTGCCGAGCACGGGTCAAAGAGCGTTGCCGATGGTCTGGACCCAGCGCCACGGCAGGTCGATGCGGCCGATGGCGTTCGAGATACGCAAGCCCATGTCGGTCGGGTCGATGCGGTAGGCAGGCGTATCGACGGGGGCAGTGTTCGGGTTGGTTGCGAAGGCCAGCAGTTGCGCGCCGAGGTCGGTCGCGTTGTCGAAACGGCAGGCAGAGGTGTTGTGATCTTCGACACGGGTGATGGTCGCAGTGGTGTCGCTGAGAAGGGCTGTGAACTTCATGGGTTGCTCCTTTGTGCATTCATGAGGTCACGATACAGGAAGCACGGAGGCGGTTGGCGAAAGATATAGGTCTTTCAGGAGGTTAATGAGGTCTAGAAAGGAATGACTTCTCTCTGGAAGATGGACGTCTCGACGATGCGCTGGACGATAACAGGCGCGACCAAGAAGAAGCAGGCAAGGTCGTCGTGGGCCTGATTATCCCAGTCGGCGAACTTGACGAAGGCATGACCTTTCTCGTCCGCGATGACATACATGCGAGGAGCATAGTAGTCGTCGGTAGTGTAGTAGGGGGAGCGCGGCGGGGCATAGTCGTACTCGGTTGAATGACCTTCCCACTTGGCCGCGCGGAGGGCAGGCCCGGCGATCTCGTTGGCCGCGTCTATCCAGCGGGGGTTGTCCCGATCTTTGATGATGGCAGCGGCGGAGCAGATGGTTGCGAGGATGCGGTTGGCATCGCCGAACAGGTAAACGTCCGCGAAGAACGCACCATGTGTGATCTGATGCTTGTGGTAGCGCACGGTGTAGAAGGCGTCTGCTTTGAGGGCTGCGGCACGATGATGCTCGGCCACGGGATAGAGGCCTTCCGGGATCGTAGGCAAGGCGTCGTGGGAGGCCGTCAGGGCGTAGGGCTGCTTGTTCGCCCGTGGCAGCATCGGGAAGGAGCGAACGAGTTTCGATGTGACCCTAAGCAAGCCGAGTGCGCCGTTGGTGGGTTCAAATACAGGCATCAAGCAATACTCCATTGTTGCTGACGCCATCATGCGGCAAGCGGCGCGGAGTGATCGACCATGGACTCAGGAGTCTCCTTCGATTGGTGGGGGTGTCAAAAGTTCTGCTAAAATATCCGCGACCCCCATGCCGGGGTGCCGTATCGTAGGAGAGGGGGTCCACCACAGCAGCGCCCGCGTGACGGGCGGTGTTGATGATAGGGCAAACCACAAGGCACCACCGTGCGCCTCAAGCCACGAGTGCTGCTGTGGTGACGCTGCGCTGTGCCAAGTTGGATTCCGCGTGTTCGACTGGGTTGTGTGGATAGCAAGTGACCTTTTTGCTCACCATATGCGCTGGATAAGTGACCGCGTTTGTCAGGTATGTGCTGGGCGGGCGATTGTTGCAGACAATGTTGCAAGCGCGGCGGAAGCAAGGGCGATCTTGCTTAGATCAGAATCGGTTAGCGGATCGAAGTCGTTGATTGATGATCAAGTGGTCTGTTTGCGACGGGCCTAGTTGCGACTGGCTCGCAGGAAAGAAGGTGGAGATCGAGGGGCGAACTCGGCTCGCTGCACGCCAACCAACGACACGTCGCACCGCCAAGAATGCAGGCATTACAGGCATTACAGGGGGCTGTATGTAGGGGGTTTTTTATTAGTTGGTTGGTTGGAAAACACGTCGCCAACCAACCAACTAATTATTTTACCGCTACATGCAGCACCCTGTAATCCATGCGAATGCCTGTAATCCGACCCAAACGGTCACTTACTCACCATCGCCATCAACTGCTCCTCGCTGGGGTCAGACGGCGGAACGATCAACCACTTCCGTGACTTCTTCTCAACTGTCCAGCCACGCTTGCGCAGCGCAGGCTTCAACTGGTTCATCTCCCGACTGAGTGTCGCTGCCGTCATGGGCAACCGCGCAACGTTCAAGCCCCGCGTCTCAGCGGCCTGCTTCATCATCAGCAACAATTCCTGCGACTCGCCCCAGAACTTGCCGTGACGCGCCACCGGCTCCTGCATCGCCTCAAGCGCCTGCATCGTCATAGAGTCGTCTGCTGCCTCGTCCTGCGCCTCGCTCTGCATTTCCATCATTACCTCAATGAACCACATAGGTTCCTTGCCCATGACCCTCGCAACAGCCTCCCCAACAGCACCAAACTCAGCCAGCCTGATATTGTCCGCGAACTCGTGCGGGTCGATCTCTGGCAGCACCTTCAACACCTCGACCACGAGGCGCGCGATACCCCCGAACATCTTTGGTGCTGTCGCCAAGAGCGCAGCCTCGAACTCGGATTCGATCATCCGCTTTTCTGGTTTCTCGAGGGTGATGCCGACGATCCGCGAAATCAGGTCCGCTGCATATTTCGACGGGTCGATGCCGTTCACTACCACTGCCCGCCTGACGTAGATCGAAAACAGATCGCCGTTGGTGAACAACTGGCGCACCTCGAACCCCATGCCCGTGCAGATGCCGCAGAGGGTGTCCGAGTAGGGCGTCAGGTCGGACATGTTCTCAAGGGTCAAGACATAGTTGTGCCAAGAGCGAATGAGCAGGTCGTCTTCGTTCTTGGTCGCCTTCGCAACCATTGCTGTCACAGGATCAATCAGCGACCGCATGACGCGGGTGGTTGAGGTCTTTGCCGATCCGTACTCGCCCGTCAGGTTTACGATGGGCGACGGGGTGTCGGGGAAGAACATTTTCACGGCGCAGGCCATGAAGATGGTGAACTGGTCATCGTCCATGTTCACCATCGCCCGAATGTCTTCGAGATCACCCTCGGCGTAGCGCAAAGGAAGCTGCCTTGAGCGGCGGAACACGACAGGACACGCCTCCTCCCCTTCGATGAACCGAGCGCCCTGTGCCGACAGCATGAGAACACGGTCTTCCGCATCGCACAGATCGACGAAGATCTCGCCCCCCACCTTCGCAACCCGCAGATGCACGTCTTCGATATTGTCATAGGCGTGTGCCCTTGCCGTTGCGACGACAAGGCTGATCTGCTCCTGACTCGGCGTTGTGCCGCTCTCATAGGCTGCGCGCCGGAGCCAGTCCGAAAACTCGATCGAGTCAATCCGCAGCACCCGCCGCGGCCCGACCCTTGCATAGGCCGTTCCATCACCATCACGGAACAGTTTGAGCGACCCGACCACGTCGTCGAGGATCACCTTGGTCGTGTTGCTTTTCGCGAGTGCAATCCCGTCAGGCAGGCCACCCTTGTAACCGCCATTGCGCGCATAGGCCCAGAACGCCTCCTTCGGACACTTGGTCGCGTCCGGTGCACAGATGTCCTTCTCCCATTTCTTCCGCACATTATCGTCCGACACGAAGCCATCGGACTCGCGGGACCATTCTATTAGCATGTCGAGGCCATCTTCACCGAACGCGGCGCGGAGCATAAAGCCGCAGGCCAGCCATTTCGCGTAGCCGTCCAGCGATCCCCGCAGGTTCTTCACGGCGGCGAATGCTGCACCGGCATCCACTTCCTTGGCCGCTGCTGTCTTCGGTCCCGGCGCGCGCTTCTTTGCGAGCACAAGGTCAACTGTTTCCGGTGCGCTATGTTCGGTCAGGGCGGCGATACCGTCAGCGTCGATCTGCTCGACCGTCATCAAGACGGACATCTGCGCCAACGGCAGAGCAACGTTGCACGTCCCCTTCCCTTTCGGCAGCACCTCGATCCTGTGCTCGACCTTGTTAATATTCTCCCGCTTGTTCTTGGAATGCAGCTTGCCTGTGTCGATGAACATGCCCGCCTTCTCGCCATCAAGTTCGGCACAGAAGGTTTCATGCGGCCAGAACTGGTGCAGGATGGTGTTCGCAACCTTGAGCAGGCTTTCCGCACGTCCAAGGATCGAGTCCGCCCGCGTTGCCTGCTCATAGACCACCCAGATGTGGTAGCCCTTGCCACCGCCAGAGCGAGCGCAGATGTATGGCACCTTTTCCCTCTCAAGCGCACCGACAACGATGCCGACACGGGTGCGCATGACATTCGGGTCTTTCGTTCCGTCGTGATCGTCAAAGTCGAAGACGAGGAAGTGCGTCTGCGGCCCGGCGTCGGACAGGCGGTTCATGTTGATGCCAATGGGCTGCGTTGCGAGGTGTGCTTCGAGCACAGCGTCGTCAATCTTGCCATCTTTCTTGTAGGCGTATGCCTTGCGGCCATCTTTGTAGTACAAGTCGAAGCGGCCGGGGCCTGCATATTCGACAATCTGTTTCAGAACTTTCATTTCCATATCTCTCTATCTGAGAGACTGGTCCTCAAACACCGGTTCAGGATCGACGTGAATACCGCTATAAATCAGTTATTCACTTTGCGCAGACGATCCGATGGGGGCGAGAACCAATCTCGCCCCTTTCACTTTCCGACCCGACGCTCGCGCGCCCATGCAACCACATCGTCCCGGTCATACCGGATCGTGCGTTCGGTTATGTGCAACCAAGGCGGACCTTGCGTGGCCGAGCCGGGGCGCCTGCGCCAGTCGAACAGCACACTTTCGGAGACGCTAAGGAATTCCGCACACTCGGCGGGGGTCATGAGTTTTGGTGCGTGAGAAATCTTCTCGACGGTTTCGCGCAGCGCGCGAATTTCTTCTGCGAGGTCCATAGGGCTACCCTCAATTTCGCGTGTGAGGGGAGGACGGGGGCACTATGCCGTGACCCAAGGCGATTGGCTGGTATTTGTCCTCAACGGAAGCCGCTAATCCAGCCGCGACGCTCCCGCATATAGCCCACGGTCGATTACATGTCGCCGTGCTTTGTAATTAAGACCCATTCCCAAGGCGTTCAACTACAGTTTGAGAAGTGAAGTTGTTTGACGTGACAATCTCCTCGGCGATGGCGTTGACGTGGGCATGTGTGCCCGCTCGTGTCAGATAATGCCCAACCATCTTCTGTTGATCCGAACTGATCTTGTCGCCGCGCAGGTGCGCCACGACGTAGTCAGGCAGCAGCACGTTCGCGCCCGCCGCAGTGAACAGACGCCGCGTATCGTGCTGGCGTAGCACTTTGGTTTCGACCCGCTTGCCATCCACCTTTTCGACTTTGCTCAGAGCGGCGAGCGAGTAGATGTGCCCAGTGCGGGAGTCGGCGGGGAACACCCAGCCCTCGCGATGTGGCAGCGCAGACAACGCCGTCACGAGCAGGTCGGAAATCGGGAACGTCCTATCGAGGCCGTTCTTCATCTTCCGCAGCGTGATCGTCTTCGCGGCAAGATCGACCTGATCCCAGTTCAAGGTGATCACAGACAGCGACCGCATCCCGGTGAACAGCATGGTCAGCCATGCCGTCCGATGCACTAGGCTCGACATGTCGAGGATCAAACCCAGCGCAGGTGACTCTTTGCTTTCGTCAAAGAGGATCTTCGGGGTCTTCCGCTCCACCCCTTTCACCTTCAAGTTCAGTGCGCGGTTCGGCAGGTTCTCTCGTGACTGACAGGCACGACGGAAGGCCATCTTGAGTAACGTGGCGCAATGCTGCGCCGTCGATTTCTTCCCCTCCGTCTTCAACTTGGTCAGGAGGTCATTCATCACGTCGAAGGTGACGCGCTCAACAGGCATGTCGAAGATCGGGTCGAGATGGTTCTTCACCTGCAAGCGGTAGTTGTCTTCCGTCTGGGGCTTGAGGGTGCCATCAGCGCGGCTCTCACGGCAGTGGGCGTCGAAGGCATCGCGCAGCGTCGCAATCTTGGTTGTTGCGGCATCCGTGCCCGTTGTCAGTTCGCGCAGTTTGCTCTCGGCAAACTTCCACGCCTCATTGCCCGACGGCAGGTCAGGCCAGTGGCCGAGGGTGATCGACTTGACCGATGCCCCTACACGCTTCGACAGTATCCACGTCTTTTTGCGTGCACCAACGGCAAGGCGCAGGCCGGGAAAGGAGTCGCCCTTATGGGAGAAGAAGGTCGTTCCTGTCTCGGGGTTCTTAATCGCTTCGATCTTCGGACGCGACCGGAGGTCTGCTTGGTTCGCCATGTTCTGCAACATCCTCTGCAACATTCAGTTGCGACAACATACGATCAGACACGATGATGACCAACTCATTTTTGTTGCAAACCACATAAAAACAATGACTAACCCGGTCAAACACGATGATACACGACCCAGACAAGGCGTCTGTTAATCAATTGGTCGTAGGTTCGATCCCTACCGCCGGAGCCAAATTACCCTAGTAAATCAGTGATTTACGAGAAACCCCGCAAGGGTTCTCAGGGGTGTTTTGGCGTTAGTAAGCACATAGTAAGCATTCCTTTGCGGTCTGTCTTTCACCTCACCCTCGTGATAGGTTTGCTAGTAAGGGGATGAGGGAACATAAACATGAAGCAGGCCAAGACATTTTCAGAGATTCGGCGGGATTTTCAGTCAGACGTTGCTAAGATTAAGCAAGACTACAAGCGAGATGCACCTAAACTCTCAAGGGGTGCCAAGGCTACTGCATATGCGCTGGTCAGTATTGTGGCCCTGTTTGCCGTAGCGAGTGTTTTTGGACCAACCGACGAAGAGCGATACTGCTCAAACACCGACAGGGCGTCCAGCACGGCTTATGCCGCGGCTCAAGTTCACATTCGGGACCGCTTGCGCGACCCTTCCAGCGCAGAAATGCCGCCTGAAGCAATTTCATCATCTTGGCTTGGCGATTGCAGTTTCCGGGTCGTGGGTGTGGTTCGTGCCCGAAATGGATTTGGCGGATATGGTTCGCAGCAATACGCCGTCACCGTAACCTACAGCATTAGAGTAGGCGGATTTATCTTTTCTGATTTGGTGATGTAAGCGAAGCATTTTCAGATTTTCACCTCGTCCAGCATCGGGGCAAGGTCATGGATCGTGGCCAGCGTATCACCGCAAAGCTGGCCCTTGCGGTAATCGTCCGCCGCCGTCACCAGCCGGAACACATCAGCATGGGAAAGCCCCGCGTCCAGCAAGTCGGCAAGGCGGGCCTTGACCAGCCATTCCAGAATCGCGGCAAGGGTCTGGCCGAGTTCCTCGGCTGACGCGCCCTCAGGGGGCATGGCGGGTGGGATTGGCATCGGCTTACGCATACCGGATCACCGGGGCATCGGTGATGGACAATGAGGTGCAGTCATACGTCACCAGCGTTGCCAGCACATTGGACGAATGCACCGTGTTGATTTGGTAGAACGCGCCGTCCAAGAGAATCAGCGCGGCCCCGTTTGGTGCTACCTCGGACAGGACCGTGACAAGGTGAGAGCCGACATAGGACGGGCCAAGCGTCAGAATGGTTTCTCGTGATCGGTCCACATAGCCAAGTGTCGTTTCCGCTGCGTCGTATTGCAGTTCCCCCGCCGCCGTGTAGACCGGAGCGCCGCCGTCCAGCGCCGTGGCATAGACCTTGGCCAGCTTGAAGGCAGGGTTGCCCCGTGCGGCCCGCTTGGCGATGGTGAGGGCAGATAGCTTAGACATCGGACCACCCCACCAGCTTCATGGCCTTTTCCAGTTCCAGCCCCGCCCCTGTCAGGACACCCACGGCACGGGCGCGGCCCGCCACGTCTGCCGACATCATGGCGTCAATGCTCACTTTGTCCGTTCCGATCTTGCGGGCCAGTTCGGGCAGGCATTGGCGGGCAAGGGGCAGGATCGTTTGCAGGGCAAAGAGCCGATACCCTTCCCGCATGGCCCCGGCATTGCCGTTTGCCGTCACCAGCGCCGGGGGAATACCGCAAGCGGCCAATAGCCGATAATGCAGATCGGTCGTGAAGGGGTTAAGGTCTGCCTTGGCCAGATCCGGCGTAAGGTCCACCCGGCGAAACTCTGACGCATGGCCCCCGGTCTGGTGCGCAAAGTCGGCCTTGGACGATATGACGGCCAAAGAGGACGATTGCAGGCCGACAGCGGCCTTTTGCTGTTGATCCTCGGGGATGGTAGACGGCAGAGGCAACAGGCCCTTGCCGGTGTAGGCCGTCGCGTTGCTCACGGCCTTTTCAATCTCGGCCATAAGTGCCGGGGAAAGCCCCATCATCTGCCACGGGGATCGGCCCCGCCACGGTTGCGCGGGATCGGTGTTAATGGTGAGTTTCAACACCTCCCCCTCAAGGGCCTTGCGGGTTTCTGTCTCACTGGGGCGGGCAATGTGAAGGTGATACCGGCCCCCGGCCAATTCATCCCAATAGGCGACGTGATCGAGGGCCAGCGCCGATCCATCCGCCCGGATATGCCAGCACGTTTCGCCCTTCATAAGCAGATCACGGCCCATTGCGGCTAGCGTGGCGGGGTCCACCGGGATCGGGGACAGGTCCAGCATGGCAAAGCCCGAGGTCCAGTAATGCAATGCGGTCCCTACCGTGGCAGACAAGGGCACGTTGCCGTCGGACAAAAGACCCCGGCGGCGATTGTCGATGTAATCGAGTGTCACCCCGAGGCTGGCCCGCTGTTCAATCTCAGGCTCTTTGCGTTTGAATGGCCACATCATATGCGCACCTCACTTGTCAGAAGGGCACCGGCACCAGAGCCGCGAAACATCGGCATCAGGGTTTCCCTTGAGAATGAGAAATCGCCCGAGGATTGCGAGCGGTATTCGCGGCGATTTGGCCCTTGGATCAGTTGATAGAGGGCCAGTTGATGCACCGCCCGGACCACCGCCGGGGACGGTATGGCACCGGGCACAGCGCCCGATTGCGTGAGGCGATAGAGGGTGAAGGGGTCAAGGTCGATAAGCCCCGCCTCGGCCACATAGGGGGCCGACAGGCTCACCCATGATCCGCCGCTATAGACGCTCACCACCAGCGCGGCGGGAAAGGGGTATCGTGGCCAGCGGAACGCCATGGGGGCGTCGGTCTTGACGATCACCTTGCCCGAGGTCGTGGCCCGGTAACACTTGCCGGTGAATGCCTCCACCATGGCCCAAGAAGCCGTGAGCATCGCCGTTGCTTCATCCAGTGTGGCGTCGGCTTCAAACGCCACCTCTGAGGCCAAGAGCGTCGTATCAGGATCGGCCCCGGCCTGAAATTCGGTTTCCAAGAGAGCAATCATGGCAGGATCACCATTTTGTGGCCAGTGCAATCAATTGCACTGGATTTTGTGCCCAAGTCTAAATATGGGGCCATGGCCCTGAGTTCGGCCTCAGTGTCGGGATAAGCGGGCCGGGTCACAATCGACAGTTCAAAAAGCAAGAGGGCGAATAGCTGGCGGATCATCACGCCGGGGTTTCCCGGCTCAGGCACCAGACGTTCGGCACCCGGCACCACATCGGCGGGGGGCACCCGGAAACCGGGGCTGATACCTCGGGCAAGCCCTGAACCGATCATGGCCAGAGCGTCCACCACATGCGTGGCACGTTCCGCCCCCGGCGGGATGGTGGCGACAAACTCAAGGAACCGTTCCGTGTCCTTGAGTTCCAGCGTTCCCGAGGATCGGGACGCAAGGGGCCGGTCAAACGAATGCCCGGACAGCAGGTTGATTTCCCGCTTGGGGTCGCCAAGGGCGAATGAGAACGCCCCCGGCATGATTTGTTCTTTGCGCACCGTCCCCCGATCAGAGAGGACGGCCAGAGAGTTGTAAGGAAACTTGCCCGCAATGATCGGGCGGTTTCCCAGTTGCCGCACCTCAAGGTCAGAGGTCGGCCAGATCATGCGGGCCTGTTCCATCAAGACACCGAAACGTCGTCGATTTTCAGCCAATGGGTTGCTTGGCGCTGCACCAGAATGTCAACGAAATTGAAAACCGTGATCGCAACCTTGCCCGTTTTGCTTTCTGTGTAGGGGTCAATAATCATCTCGGGACTGCCCCACTGGACCATGTAGGCATGTTGCGTGGGGGCGCTGACATACATGGACGCGGTGTCAGGCGTGCCAGAGGCAACCGCCGAGACATTGTTGGCGAATACAAGATTCGGCACGATCTTTTGCGCTTGCTCATATTCCGTCAGCTTGTCGCTGAAAGGCGTGGTGAGCAGGGATTTCAGGTGGCCGGGAACACCCGCCACATAAATGCCCGCCATGCTTGCCAGCTTGGCCGACACCATGAGGTCCACCGCCCATTCGACAATCGCCGCATAGGCTACATTCGCATCGGCAAAGGATGTGCCCGTGAGCAAGGACGCAAGGCCCGCAGGCTCATTGCCCGCGCCTGACCCTTGGAAAACCGCCTTGTCCATGCCTTCGCGGATCACCTCGGAAAGATCACGGCGCAACATTGGCTCAAGGACGCTATTTTGCCGGATCGCCTGACGCGACAGAAGGTAGCGGGCCGTGAGAGTGTGAATACTCGGCTCGGAAACCGCCGTGGTGATCGCCGCAGCATCCACCCCGGACCCTTCCGCCACCCAAGAGGCCGAGGCCCCCGAGGTGAGTTCGGGAAAGCGGGGCTGGCCCGTCACCTGAATTGCCCGAAAACCGAATGCCTGTGCCGCGCTTTGTTCAAACAGTCGTTCAAGCGCCTGCATAGTCGGGCGGGACGCCAGATCGCCCGAGGACGCATCGGGGGCAGTAACAATCGCATCGGCACGCCGTTCAAGCAACGCCTCAGTCGGAAACCGGATACCCTGACGCGCCTTGCCATCCCGGTTTTCGAGTTCCGCCGACACCTCGGCCTCACGGCCTGAGATTGCACGGCCTTCTGTCATGGCCTCCACCGCATTGGCGAGATTGAACGCACGGCATTCCCGTCCAAAGTCGGTTTCGGCCTTGTCGGGGGCTTTAATCTTGTCCCGCTCGGCCCCTTCCACCAGCAAAGCGGCCCTAAGTTCAACCTCGGCCCCCTCATAGGCTTCTGTCAGGCCACGCAGTTCGGTGCGGCCATCATCGTTGATTTCATCGGCCTTCTGGATAGAGGCCATTTTCTCGCGCCGCTTGGATTGTGCGAGTTGGATTTCTTGAGATTTGAGCATGTTAGCGCCTTTCCTTGACGTTATTTCAGATCTTTGGTGAGAGCGTCGAAAAGCGCCGCAAGGGCGCGGTCGGCAAATTGCGGGAAGTCGGATTTAATCTGACTGACCAGCCCAAGACGGGGACGCACCCGCACTTGTTTCTTGAGCGCGTAGAGGGGCGTCAGCTTTCGCCCGACACGCTGAAAAAGGATCAGGTTGCCCGCACGGCTTTCGGCAATGAAGGTGCTTTTCCATTGCCGTGGGTTGCGCCGTTTGGGCGTCCCGTCTGCATTCAGTGCAGCGGGCAGAGGGATAAACAGATACTCCCCCTCTTTGGGCGTGATCGTCCCGCCATATTCGTGAATGCGGTTTTTACCGGGAAGGCTTATTTCCCCATACACATCGGCCAGTTTGGCGGCGTCGTGGACCTTGCCCCCGCTTTGCAAGGCCCGGACCAAAGCCCCCGTGCGGGTTGCAAGGGCGGTGTCGGTCGTGGTCGGGCCAGAGTGTTTCGCGGCCAGCTTGTCGAGTTCTGCATTCACGAAAATGCGCATTTCACGCGACAGCACTTGCGCGAAATCGTCCATGCTCTTGCCGAGGCTATCGGCCATTGCATAAAGGCCGATTTGGGCATCCCGAAACCGCTTGTTGCCGTAACTGACGGATAGGCCGATTTCATGCGCGTCTGTCATGTCGCCACCGGATCAGGGGCGAATGAGCCGAGATAGGTTCGGGGGTCTTGCAGGTCGTGGCGATAGTGGACCACGAAAAACACGGCCCCCTCGGCAGTCAAATCCTCGGGATGGTCGAGGTCCACCACGTTCCCGACGTCGTAAATGTCGATTGCCAGTCCGTTTAGGGTCGTATCGGTTAAGAGGCGGCGTTGGATCATGCCGGCGACCGTTTCCACGATGGTGGCGGGCACTTCCCCGGCTTGGGCGCGGTAGCGGTAATCCACCGACACCTCCAGCCAGCATTCAACGAAAGACGTGCCTTGCTTCTTTTGTTCTTTCATCGGGACCACGGCGGCAGAGAGCCGCTTTGTCGTGGATTGCGGCAGCGGTCCCCGGACCACCTCAGAGAATGAGAACGGGTAAGGATCGGCCCCCGGCTGGCCACCGGTCACGCTGGCAAGGGACAGGTGCAGGGTTTCGAGGATCGTTTCGCGGTATGTCCGTGTCATGTGGCACCTTTGGGAATTGCAGTTGGTTGCATCGCCGGGGCCAAGGCAGTCAGAAACGCCCCGCGCCCTGGCACATGGGATCGGCGGATTTCTTTGGAACGGTCGCGCTTTTCGTGCCCTTCCCACCGCTCACGCGCAGATTTGGCGTTGTGGCAGGACGGGCAGAGATATTGCAGGTTGTCGCGGGCCTTAGGATCAAGGCCGATCCATGCCCCCTTGGCGCGGCTAATCATGTGATCCACATGGCCGTGCATCCCGACATATTGCTGGCAACATTCGCAGCGGTGCTTTGCCCGAAAGGCAATCTCGGGCCGGATACGGGCTTTCCAGTCGTGCGTGTCGATTGTGGATCGGTCCTGTTGCCGGGTCATAGCAGGATCACCTCATATTCCGGCTTGGGGGCGTCCATGTCTGAGACGTAGGCGCTACAGGCCAGAGTGAGGGCTTGAGCCACGTCAATCCGGGCATTGCGGTGCGATTTGTCGAGTTGGCAGGCCCCCGTTGCCGAAACCTTCACATCGGCCTCTGCCACCGCCGCCTCAATCAACAGGGAGCGTTGCAGCTTGGCACGGCCCGCAAGGAACACGCGCCGGGTTGCCCGAATGTCGTTGTCGCCATCCTTGGGGCCGGTCCCCCGTGTGATAAGCGGCCAGTCGATTTTCGCCCGTGCCATCGCCGTCCGAAACTCGGCATCCCGGTAACGGTCCCCGGAAATCGAATGCACGGGATGGTCCCCGATTTCATCCCGGAGCCGGGACAGAAACTCGGCAACATCGGTGACGGCCCCCGAGGTCTCGAATAGCTCCCCGGTTTCGGCCAGCTTCACATAGAGGTTGCCCACACCGTCCCGCTTGCCGCGTTTGGTCAGGTCCAATTCACCTTCACCGGGGAACGCGGCCAGAGAGCGGATCACGCCGCTTTCCTTGTAGACGATCACCGCCGCCGTCATGGCCGCACTGCCCCCGAGGTCCAGCCCTATGAAACACGGCTCACCGGGGATCGGCTTGGCCGACACGTCATAGGCCCGTTGGAGCTGGCCGTATTCGATCAGGAGTTGCCGGGACGGACTGAGGGGCTGATTTGTCTGCCACACCCGAAACTCGGTCAGAGAGCCGGATTTGTCGCCTTTCTCGAAAGCGTCCCGCATAAATGCCGCGCTCTTGATCGTGCCGAGGCCGGGGTTTGCCTTTGCCCACACCAGCGGGTCCGACACATCGTCGTCCAGATCGGCGGCGTAAACATGCACGGCGGTGCGCTTGTCCGGGCGTTCGATGATTTCCCGATAATGCGGGTTGTCGCCTTGAGTTCCTGTCAGGATCACCCGCCCGTCACGCGCCGCCACCGCGTCAAAGACGTTTTGCAGGCTTTCATTCGAGTTCGGCAGAAGGCCGGTTTCATCCACAATCCCGAGGTCGATATCGAGGCCGTGACCGGCGGTTCTATTGCCCGACAGGAATTGCAGCTTACCGCCACGCGGCCCGTGCATCACGCCGGGGAGCGGGGACCGGACGAAGGAAATCCCGGCGTCCACCCCCGAGGCTTCCAGAATGTCGATCACCTGATTTCCAACAATTTGCGCGTGAACCACACTCGGGGCAGTCGCACCGCCACGAAAGCCGGGGATGAAAAGCGGGGAGCCTTCGCACATGTAGCCGAGGATCAGCGCGGCCACCGTGGCCGTCTTGCCGTTCTTGCGTGGGGTGCTGAGAACGGTCGTGCGGAACAACGGCCCCCCGTTCGGATCGTCGGCCAGATGGTCACGCAAGAAATCAAGCTGGAACGGCAGAAGGTGCAGCGGCTCACCACGCGACGGGCCAGCGGGCACCACAAACGTGTCGGCCAGCCATTCGGCCAGCGCGTCAACACGATCCTTCTGAGGTTTGCGCTTGAGGTGGATCAC